GACCCCCACACGTTGATCCTTCGCCTCAACGACTACCGCGTACATAAGTTGCGGATCTCGATCTGCCAAATGGCCGCGGACATGACCCGCACCGGGTTTCCGATGAAATGCCGCACGCTCACGCATGTGTTCACGCAGGCGACCGACCGGGCCGCGGGCCGCGCCTCGACGCGCCGGCTGCCGCGCGATGTCACCGTCGCCACGATCGTGGATTACGTGCGCTATCTCCGCACCAATGCGAAGCGCCGCGCCGCCCGCGCCGCCAAACGCGCCGACCCGTCCGCCGCGCAACTCACGAGCGTGTAGCGTGCCGCGCTGTTACACCGTCCCCGAGTTACTCCAGGCGCTGCAGATGTCCGCGCGCACCTTCCGCGAACTCCGCGCCGCCGGGCAGTTGCCGTTTCTGGAGGAGCTGCGCCCGCGCCTCGGCCGCCGGTTGCGCTTCCGCGCCGACCTCGTCGATCGCTATCTCGCCGGCGCGTGGGGTCAGTCGCATTATCTGTCGACGCACCGGAGGGCCCATGGCTAACGAACTACAGACCACGATCGATCCCGCGATCATCTCGCGCGTGCTCATCCAGGGCGACCTGTCGAAACTGACCGAGAGCCAGAAAATTGCCTACTACCTGAAGGTCTGCGAGACGGTCGGCCTGAACCCGTATACCCGGCCCTTTGAATACATCCCGATGGACAACGGGAAAGAGATTCTGTACGCCCTGCGCGCCGCGACCGATCAACTCCGGTTCCTGCATCACGTCTCGGTCACGATCGTCGCGCGGGAAGTCGTGGAGGACACCTACGTCGTGACCGCGCGCGCAAGCCTCCCCGAGGGCCGCACCGATGAAAGCATCGGCGCGAAGTCGATCGCCAACCTGAAGGGCGAGGGCCGCGCCAACACGATGATGACCGCCGAGACGAAAGCCAAGCGCCGGGTGACGCTGTCGATCTGCGGGCTCGGGATGCTCGACGAGACCGAGGTGGCCGACATTCCCGTGTCGGCGATGAAGATCCCGCCGCCGGCCCCGATCCCGTTGCCCCCGCCGCCGCAGCCGGATCCCGATCCGCCGATCCCGCCGCCGCCGGCCGCGGGCCCGTGGGTCCACGTCCTGGAGGTGCGCGAGGCCCCGACACGCAATCCAAAAGTGACCATGTACCGCGTGACCCTCAGCAGCGGCGAGGAAGTGACGACGATTAAGACCGGGCTCGCGTCCCGCGCCAAGCGTGCGCGCGAGGCCGGGATCCCGGTGCGCGCGACGATCGAGAAAAGCAAATTCGGTATGGAGCTGGTGGCGCTCGTGACGAACGAGCCCCCCACGGCCGACGAGATTCCGTTTTGACGCAGTGGGTCGTGTTGCTGCTGGCGCTCTGGTCCGCGCGCCACCGCGAGGAACCGACGCGTCTCGAATGCTGGCGGCGCTTGGTCGCCGCGGATGAACCCCGCATCAATCCGATCGCGCGAGGGCACCGATGAAACTCCGCGGCATGACGTGGTGGATCGACCGTTGGCGGCAGAGTACCGCGTTCATCGATTTGACGCTGGAGGAACAGGGCGCGTACCGCAATCTGCTGGAGGAAGTGTGGCTCCGCGGCGGCGCGATTCCGAACGATCCGCGGGTGTTGGCGCGCGCGTCGGGCGACGTCAAGAAGTGGGCGAAAGTGCGGGCGAAAGTGCTCATAAAATTCTACTTAATTCAGAACGAATATCGTCATGAAACGATCGACGAACTGATGGCGAAGGCCCATCAAAACACTGAGCGACAGCGCGTCCACCGCGAAAAAGTAACGGCGCTGTCACGCGTCGGTCACGGGGGGAACAGGAACAGGAACAGGAACAGGAACTGAGAACAGTAGGAATAGCAGCGCATGGAGAGTCATTCGTAAGAATTAGTGCAGCGCGCAGCAGACCGCGCGCGATCGCTCGTGGTGGGAAAAATGCCAAACGCGAAACCGAATCACGCCGCCAAGCCTGGGGTCTTCGTGGCACTCGTCTACGAGGAACTCAAACACGGGCCGTCCGACTCGATCGCCGATCTCGCCGAGGCCGTGAAATGCGCCGCGGCGCAGATTAGGGTGCCGTACGACGCGCGCCAGGTCACCGACGCGATCGCCTACGTCACCCGGCTGTCGCCGCGCCCGATCGTCGGCCCCGTCCAGATGCGCCTCCCGCCCGATCGCTTGATCTCGGAACCGCCGATCGTGTCACGCGCGGACGCCGCGCGCATCCTCGACAAACTGGAGTCCACATATGCCGTACGCCTTCGTGATCTATCCGACCCCCGTGGACGCGACCGTGACCCTGACGCCGGATAGCGGCGGCAGCTACACGGGTGTCCCGTATACCCACACTAGTGGTCGACAGGGCCAAGTGTGCTACGTCGCCGACGGCACGCCGGATCAACAGGGCACGACCCTGAACGTGTCGGCGCCGAATCATCTCCCTGAACGGCTGCGCGGGTTTCTCGTCCTCGATGCGGCCGACGACGAGGCCCGGCTGCAAGTCGATGACGTTGTGCTCGAACTCGCCGCGCAGGCCCCGACGCCGCCCCCCGTGACGGGGCCGCCGAATCCGCTCGACATCATCAACCGCGTGTATGCCGAGACCCAACCGCAACTCTGGACGCACGACGGGTGTGGCAAATTCACCGAGGATTGTGCGGACGCGCTCCACACCGAATCGTCCGCGTACTGGGGTCACGTCAAAAAAGACCCCGGCCAAAATCAATACAACGGGCACGCCGTCGATGCGGTCCATCTCGCGCTGAACGTGCCGGGCTGCAACGCCGGTATTTACGACATCATCTACTCGTCGGTGAGCGCGGAAGCGAAACCCGTCTTCAACCTCGCCGGCCCCCCCGAATACGACAAGTGGTACTACCCGGCCGCGGATGCGAGCAAGTCAGCGCCGGCGCCCGTGTTCTTCGTGCGCGTGCGGTGAGGCGATCGAGTGATGACGCGCTGCTGCTCGCGAGTCTGTTCCTGCTCCTGGCAGCCTATTGGCTCGTGAGGTGCTGACATGCAACCGTCAATGTTCGATCCACCGACCTGTCGCTATTGCGGGGGCGATGCGTCAGACCCGAACCATTGGCTCACGTGCGACGGCCAACAGGGCCGGGTCGAGGCGTTGTACGGCGACATGGGCGACGTTCCGTTTGAGGTCGGCTCGGATACCAGTGCCGGCGCCGCCGCGGCGATCGATCCCGACGACCTCGCCCGCCTCGAGCAGCTCGTCTACCAGACGATCGCCGGCACGCCGCACACGTGCGACGAGGTCGAGGCGATCACGGGCCTCCCGCATCAAACCGCGAGCGCGCGGATCCGCGGCCTCGTGTTACGCGCGCAAATCCGCGATAGCGGGACGCGCCGCAAGACGCGCCACAACCGATCGGCCGTGGTATGGGAGGCGGCATGACGCTGCTCGACTACGCGTTGCATCTCGTCGACGAGCAACTGGCCGAACTCGAAGCGATCGAGGCCCGGCTCAGGACGCTGGTGCGCTTGGTCTCCACGCCGGAGCAAGCGACCGAGGTCGGTCGGCTCGCCGCGACATACCACGAGAAGTGGGACCGCCTGCAGCGACAAAAAGTGTCGCTCCTCGACGAGGTGCTGCGCTATCACGCTGCCGGGATCGATGTCTCGACCCTGGTGCACTGATGCAGTACTGCGCGCAGCCAGGTTGTAGCGTTCTGGTTCGCCGCGGATCCTGCGTCCGGCATGCGGTACGCCCCAACGTGGACGTGCGTCGCTGGTACCGCATCGCGCGGTGGTTCCGTCTGCGTCAGCAGGTCTTGGTGGAGCAAGCGTATGCGTGCGCGCAGTGTGGACAGGTCACCCTCACCCTGGAGGTCGACCACATCCGCAAACATGATGGGAATGAGGCGTTGTTCTGGGATCGTGAGAACCTACAAGCCTTGTGTGCCCCGTGCCACATGACCAAGACGAAGGCCGGTGCATAGATGCATATCGATATGCATCGAGATCCGGCGAGACCCCACGAGTCCGAATCCGGCCGAATCTGCATTAACTTGATGCAGTTTCGACGGGGGGGAGGCGAAAAGTTTTTTCGTTTTTCGTTCGCAAACCCTAGCGGCCCCAACGCATCTTTTTGGCGTGTGACCCGTGTCTAACCCGACCGCCACCCCCCGGAAACCCGACCGGCGAGGCAGTTATCCCCGGGATCAGGTGACACGCCCCCTAGGCCCTCTGGGGCCACCAGCGCCCGCCAGAGACCCGATCGCCTTTATCAACACCCTGACGCATACCAAAGGGCCGTTCGCGCGCCAGACGTTCAACCTGCGCCCCTGGCAGCGGCGCATCGTCCGGCAACTCTTCCGCAAGCGCCGGGACGGGCGCCGACAGTACCGGACGTGCTTGCTGATGCTCCCGCGCAAGAACGGCAAGACCGAACTGGCCGCCGCGGTCGCGCTGTACGGGCTGCTGGCGGATGGGGAGGCCGGGGCCGAGGTGTACTCGGCGGCGGCCGACCGCGACCAGGCCGGGCTCGTGTTCGGGGTCGCGGCGCAGATGATCCGCAATGACCCCGATCTCGACGAGGCGTGTTACATCGTGGAGTCGCAAAAGAAAATCGTCCATCGCGCCAGTGGCTCGTTCTACCGCGCCATCTCGGCCGAGGCGTACAGCAAGCACGGGTTTAATGCGTCGATGGTGATTTACGACGAACTGCACGCGGCGCCGAACCGCGAACTGTACGACGTGCTGTCGACGTCGATGGGCGCGCGCGCGCAACCGCTGATGTTTGTGATCTCGACGGCCGGGTATGACAAACACTCGATCCTCTGGGAACTGTACGCGCACGCCCAGAAGGTGCGCGAGTCCCCGAAGTTGGATCCGACGTTTCTGCCGGTGATCTACGAGGCCCCGAAGGACGCCGACTGGACGAGTCGCAAGGTCTGGAGGGCCGCCAATCCGGCGCTCGGGGATTTTCGGAGCCTCGAGGACCTCGAGATCCTCGCCGCGCGGGCGACAGAAATCCCCGCCCAGGAAAACAATTTTCGCCGGTTATATCTCAACCAATGGACCGAGCAAGCCTCGCGCTGGTTGGCGCTGACGGCCTGGGATGCGTGTCTCGCGCCGCGCGAGCGCGCGGCGCTGCGCGGCCGGCGCTGCTATGTCGGGATGGATTTGAGCGCGACGGAAGATCTCACCGCGCTCGTGGCCGTGTTCCCCGACGGCGACGGCGGGTTCGACGTGCTCCCGCATTTCTTCGTGCCCGGCGAGAAGATCCCCGACCGCGTCCGGCGCGACCGTGTGCCGTATGACGCGTGGGCGCGCGATGGCTACCTCACGATTGTGCCCGGCCCGACGATCGGGGACTACGCCGCGGTGCGCGAACAGATCGAAGCGTGGCGGGAGGAGTTCGCCGTCGAGATGGTCGCGACCGACCCGTGGAACGCGACGAGCCTGATCTATCGCCTCGAACAGGACGGGTGTCCCCTCGTGAAAGTCCCGCAGACGTTCGCGGGGCTGTCGGCCGCCACGAAATCGCTGGAAAAACACGTCCTGTCGCGCACCCTGCGGCACGCCGGCCATCCGGTTCTGCGGTGGAATGTCGGGAATGTGTCGGTCGAAACCGACCCGGCGGGGAACCTGAAGCCCTCAAAAAAAGCCTCAACGGAACGAATTGACGGCGTCGTCGCGCTGATCCAGGCGATCGACGCCATGGAACGGAACGTCCAGACCCCCGAATATTCGGTCGCGATCGTGGGCTAGCAGAATTTACTAGCCACGTCAATATATCTGACGATATAGTCCAGGACCATCCGTGGACCGCGCGTATAGCCGCCTCGAACTCAAGTCGATCGCGCCGGCGGGCCACCGGTTCAGCGGCATTGCGTCCACGCCCGAAGTCGACCGCCAGGGCGACTCGATCGACCTGGCCGGCGCCACCTACACGAACCCGCTCCCGCTCCTCTGGCAGCACGACGCCCATCGCCCCATCGGCCGCGTGACGCTCACCCCGACCCCGACGAGTCTGCAATTCGACGCCGAGATCCCCGACATCGACGAGCCCGGGCCGCTCAAGACGTTGGTCGATAGTTGCTGGCAGTCGATCAAGAGCGGCCTCGTCCCCGCGGTCTCGATCGGGTATCGCATCCTCGACGGCGGGATCGAACACCTCAGAAACGGCACGCGCCGTCTGACCAAGATCGAAATCTGCGAAGTGTCGGCGGTCACCATTCCCAGCAACCCCGGCGCGAAAATTCTGCACCTGAAATCGCTATTTGAAGGAGACGTTATGCCATTGACGGCCGCTGAACACATCACCACCCTGGAATCGAAACGGCAGACGCTGGCCGACGCCATGGCGGGGCTGATGGACACCGCCGCCAAGGACAATCGCCACCTCACCGACGAGGAATCCACGCAGCACGCGAAGTTCGCGGCCGACGCGCAGCAGTGCGCGACGACGATCGCGCAGTGGAAGGACACCGAGGCGCTGCAGATCAAAACCGCGACGCCGGTGCGGCGCATCGTGAGTCCCTACGCCCACGTCTCGGTCACGCCGAACGTCGAGAAGGGCACCCAGTTTGTGCGCTACGTCTGCGCCCAGGCGATGGCCCACAAGACGCACGCGCCCGCGTATGAGATTGCCGCGCGGTGGAACGATTCGACCCCGGAGGTCGCGCTCGCGCTCAAGGCCGCCGTCGCCGCCGGCACCGCGACCGATGCGGTGTGGGCCGGCCCACTCGTCCAGCCGAACATCTCGAAGGATTTCATCGAACTCCTGCGCGCCGCGACGATCGTCGACCAGATCAGCGGGCTCTACAAAGTCCCCTTCAACGCCAAGATTCCCCAGCAGACCGGCGGCGGCACGTATTCGTGGGTCGGGGAACTGAAACCGAAACCCGTGACGTCGCTGACGTTCGGGAGCGTCACGCTCGACTGGGCGAAGGTCGCCGCGATCATCGTGCTCTCCCAGGAACTCATCAAACTGTCGAGCCCCTCCGCCGAGGACGTGGTGCGGCGCGAGATGGTCGCCGGCATCGCGCGCTTCATTGACGCGCAATTTACCGATCCCGCGGTGGCCGCCGTCGCCGGCATCAACCCGGCCTCGATCACCAACGGCGCCCCGACCGCCGCCGCGACCGCCAACCCGTGGGCCGACATTCTGGGCCTGGTGAATCACTTCACCACCAACAACATCCCCGTGAGTGGCCTGACGTTCATCATGTCGCCGGCCAATGCGCTCGCGCTCTCGTTCAAGACCTTCGCCGACGGGACCGCGCAGTTCCCCGGCGTCAACATCGACGGCGGCAGTTGGAAGGGCATGAAGTTCATCGTGAGCAACACCGTCACGACCAAGGTCATTGCCTTGCAGCCCTCGTTGATTCTCTACGCCGATGATGGCGGGGTGACGATCGACGCGAGCGGCGAAGCGTCGCTGCAAATGGACGGGGCCCCTGATTCGCCGGTGGCCGCGACGACCATCCTCGTCTCGATGTTCCAGATGAACGCGGTCGCCCTGCGTGCCGAGCGGTTCACCAACTGGAAGAAGATCAACGCCAACGCGGTGAAGTATCTGACGGCGGCCAACTGGCCGGCGCCGACCGGGTTGGAGCGGGACGCGTCGGCGGGCGAGTGAGCCCGTGGGCATCTTCAGTGCGCTGAGCGCGCGCGTCACGGCGCTGCTGGCCGTCGCGCGCAGCCCCGGCGGCTGGTCGCCGTTTATCCGCGAGCCCTACACGGGCGCGTGGCAGATGAACGATGCGCTGACGACCGAGAACGCGCTCGCCAATCCGAGCGTGTTCGGGGTCGTCTCGCGCATCGCCCAGGA